CCGTTTGCTTGGGATTATTTACGTAGTAGGTTGCGTACTTCTGATACTAGCCTATCTATCTATATGAGAGCTACAACAAATCCGGGGGGAAGTGGGCATCAGTGGGTAAAGAAAATGTTTATAGACCCTGCACCACATGGTCAGGCTTTTTGGGCAACAGATATTGAAACAGGTAAAACATTAGCTATGCCTAAAGGTCACAGTCAAGAGGGTAAGCCACTATTTAAAAGACGTTTTATACCTGCAACACTTTTTGATAATCCTTACTTAGCAAATGATGGTGTCTATGAAGCAAACCTACTATCACTACCTGAACATCAACGTAAACAATTACTAGAAGGGAATTGGGATGTCAACGAGGGAGCAGCATTTCCAGAATGGAACAGGGCAGTACACGTTATTGAACCTTATTCCATTCCTAATAGTTGGACTAAGTTTCGTGCCTGTGACTATGGCTATGGCAGCTATACAGGTGTCGTATGGTTTACGGTCACACCGTCAGAACAGTTGGTGGTCTACAGGGAACTTTACGTGTCCAAAGTTTTAGCTAGTGATCTGGCTGACATGGTATTAGAGGCAGAACAGAATGATGGAACTATTCGTTACGGTGTTCTTGATAGCAGCTTGTGGCATAAACGTGGGGATACTGGTCCATCTTTGGCAGAACAGATGATTATAAAGGGTTGTCGTTGGAGACCCTCTGATAGAAGTAGGGGGTCAAGAGTTGCAGGAAAAAATGAAATACATAGACGATTACAAATTGATGAGTTTACAGATGAGCCACGCTTGGTTTTTTTCAATAGCTGTGTTAATACTATATCACAATTACCTGCACTACCTTTAGATAAAAGTAATCCAGAGGATGTAGATACTAGATCAGAAGATCACCTGTATGATGCTTTAAGATATGGAGTGATGACAAGACCAAGAAGTAGTTTATTTGATTATAACCCAATGTCTCAGTCTACAGGGTTTCAAGCTGCTGATGCAACATTTGGATATTAAGGATAGAATATGGAAGAAGATAATATAACCACAGATTCTGAACAAACCGTTGCTATAGAAGATATGGAACAAGATGCATATATAGATAGTGATGTAGGAGAAATTGTAAGTTTTGTTAAGGGTAAATTTCGTAAGGCTGAAACAGCTAGACGAGGTGATGAAGAAAGATGGATACAAGGCTACAGAAACTACAGAGGTTTATATGGACCAGAGGTTCAGTTTACATCTACAGAAAAGTCTAGGGTTTTTGTTAAGGTTACTAAGACTAAAGTACTTGCCGCATATGGACAACTTGTAGAAGTACTCTTTGGTGGCAATAAGTTTCCTCTTAGTATAAATCCAACAGTTTTACCTGATGGTGTAGAAGATACAGTTAGTCTTGAAACTAATCCTCAACTTAAAGAAGCTACAGAAGAGACAGAAACAGGTGCTACAGGGCTTCCACAACTTTTAGCAGGGGAGACCTTACCAGAGTTTAATGAGCGTGTAGGACCACTTACAGACGATCTGAGTGCAGTTGAGGAAGATATTGAGTTTAAATCTACTGGTAGTCCTACCTCTGTTAACTTTCATCCTGCAATGGTTGCAGCTAAGAAGATGGAGAAAAAGATACATGACCAACTAGAAGAGTCAAATGCAAAGAAACAACTACGTTCTGCTGCATTTGAAGCTGCACTCTTTGGTACTGGCATTATGAAAGGACCGTTTGCTGTAGATAAGGAATATCCTAATTGGGATGAAGAAGGTAATTACTCTCCACTCTTCAAAACTGTACCACAAACATCTAATGTTTCTATATGGAACTTTTATCCTGACCCTGATGCTAACAATATGGATGAGGCAGAGTTTGTTATAGAAAGACATAAGATGTCACGTTCTCAATTACGTGCTCTTAAACGTAGACCATTCTTTAGAGAAAACGCTATAGATAAGTCTCTTGCTGAAGGAGAGATGTATGATAAGGAGTGGTGGGAGCATGTCATGGAAGACAATGCTGAAGATGATAGAGCAGAGCGTTTTGAGATACTAGAGTTTTGGGGATTTGTAGACAGAGAGGTTATTGAACGACACGATATAGATATACCTGATGAGCTTAAGAATGTAGAACAGGTTAGTGTTAAT